CTTACTACTGTAGATAATCCGCCTCTGTTAAATCCAGCAGGTGCAAACCAAGCCTCAGTTGAGTTATCGTTAAATGCATATACTGCAGGAATCAAAGTAGAAGCAGGAGCCCATACAGCATTTCCTGAATCGGGATCAGCAGTCTGTACCCAAGGCCAGTAAGTTGCACCGTATGAGGTATCCATTGCTAGAGCTTGGCCGGTTACTGAAGTTAAACTGCTTCCGTAAGGAACCATATCAACTACTGCGATATTATCACCTCTGTTCTGTGCATTTGATACTAATGTAGAAATTTGAGAAGCAGCACTGATTCTATTCAAACCTGGTACTGAAATTACGTTATATTGGTATTCATCAGCGTTGGCAAGTAAGTTTAACATTACTGTGTAATCACTACCTGTAACACCTTGAGAATCTGCACCGTTGGTTAGACCAGCCTGATCGTAGAATTTAGCAGTTCTTTCTGTGAAAGGAGTACCTACTGCACCGTTGAATGTACCTGAACAAGCAGTTGGAATAGATCCGGTAAATTGAGCCTTAGCAGTTCCGTTGTTGTCGAAGTAGTTTGGAGTTTGGTAGCTAACAGACTTCACTCTTACGTAAGCAGAAGCATTATTATAAGAACCAGAAGTTTGGATGTAGTAAGTTGAACCGTCGGTTGCAATGTTTTGAGTTTGATCACCGATCACTCTTGAAATGTAGTTAGAAGCTTTAGGATCTAAAGATAAGTTAGTCCATGTTTCTAAAACAACCTTAGAGTTATTAGTATCATCACCTTTTCTGATTAACAGAGAGAAAGTTCCTGACGATGTGTTAGGAGAAACAATTTCCCATCTGATGTTATCAGAAGAACCTGTTGCTAGTGCACCACCTGTCAATTCAGTAGTTCCGGTGTTCGTAATAGTTCCTTTAGATAAAGTCTCTAATACAAAAGGAGATAGACCTGTAGTAGGTCCACCTGATCCGGTAGTTACTGTTGAAGATGAAGCGGCTGTATAAGTACCGTTTGTAACTCTACCTACCAGCAAAGAATCACCGCCGTTCTGGAAGTAATTATAAGCTGCTATTGAGGTAAAATAGGTATAAAAGTCTGAACCTGATTGAATTAAGGTTCCAAATTTGTTCTGATAGTCTGAGTAAGTAGTCACAACAGTCGGTACTGTAGGGCCTTTTGCTGTAGGTCCTAAGATGGCTGCTCCGGCCTGAATAGGCTGGGCGGTCAAGAACGACTGATCGTTTTCTCTTGCTAAAACACCAGGTGATAATAAAGTTTCTGCCATTTTATTTTAGTTTGTTAGATAGTTCTAATATAAATAGCAAATAGACCTTCAAAAAGTTATTGAATGTCGTTGATATCACTTACCACTTCGGTAGTGAAATTTACTCTGCCTTTGGAGAAAAACTTCTTAGTTGACACTAATTCTTTGTTAATTACGGCGGGTATTATATAACCATACATCTTAATATTGAAAGTTGTTTTAATTAGTCTTTCCTCTCCTTGATTCACTGTCGTGTTGTCAGTAAAAGAATCTATTCTTGCACGGAATTTAAATCTATTAGGATCTCCCCAATAAGAATCTGATGAGTAGTTGATTCCTTCCACGATTGAGTTCATCTGCTCTACATAGTAAGTCCAGATAACGCATTCATAATTCAAAGTAACATAATCCGGAATAACCACTGCTTGGTAGGCAGTTACAGGTTTTCTGTTATTTAATAAGTCAAAATTTGAGTATGCATTACCCTTTTGGTAAGTTTTACCTGCAACTGCATAATTACTTGGATTATTTGCATCTAACTTATTTCCAACTACGTAAGATTTGTCTAAAGATGTTCTTTTAAACATAATGATAGGGCACATAATCTTATCATTTTTATCTCTATAGTAACCGTCTTTCTGGACTGCTTTCCATCTTTCAGGATTTCCATAAACAATTGGTACTGAAATCGTAGTTCCGTTCTGGTATACTTGCGGTTTAATTACGTTATCGAAGTAGTAAGCAATAGTCTCGTCTATATCTCCGATTCCGACAGTGTATTCTTTTGACGTATCTCCTTTTGCTGAGATCTGTTCTGCACGGTAGGTCTTAGCTGTTGCTGGATTATTCTGATTTGCAAATACCGGTAACGGTACTACTGCATCATTTGGGTTATCCAATAATGGAGTCTGTTGGGAGATAGAAATTTCCCTTTGATTCTTTGGTACCGGTTTTCTAATCTTGTCTGCCATTACATTCTTTCTTTGGTTATACCTAGTTTGTCTGCAGGTTCAAGGTGAGTTGAACAAACGATACTGATTGATGATCCGAATTGATTCAGCCCTTCAGAATACGAGTATTCCGGTATCTTTCCTACAAAGTACTGGTTATCAACTACCCCATCTACTTCATAATAGTTTTCATACCAAAAAATAACGTCTCCAACTTCTGGAAGTATCTGAAGGTCTTTTAAGTCTTCTAAAAAGAATGCAAATGAAACTGTTCTATTTAAATCTGGTCCGAAACTGTCAGCTGCCGACCAGGCTTGATCTCCTCTAGTCACTAGACAGTTTAATAGAGCTGGTTCACTAAAAAATTTGTCAGTGGCTTCACCGTACATATTGGTTGTAGAAGCTCCTAAGGTCACTTTATAATAACCTACCTGCTGAGTTATGATGTCGGGCAATAACTCACGGTTGATACTATTGATCAATAAGACGTCTCTGGATTTTCCGAATAATGCCAAAATTAGATCTCCTCAATTTTTTGTAGTTGTTTGGTACTATATTTGAATTTTTTTAAAGTAGGGATAGTTTTTAATGCCTCATTTTTAATTAATTCAAAAGTTTCCTGCCCGGGTTTTAAGGTAACTACTTTTAATTGAAGTAATCCTCTTGGGTTTAGATCCTCTTTATCTGTTTTATTATTTACAACAGTAACATAACGTAGACCTCTGATTAGCTGAGCGATATCAGTAACGTTGGTTTCATCAGAGAATTCAACATACACTAAATTCTGGTACATTGAATAGGTTACTTCGTTTAGTAGGTCTTTTAATTTCATTATCCTATGAATATTGGTTGGGGAACCAGGTTTAATTCTTTTTGTTTATAATCAGCTTCTAATGATCTTCTCTCAAGTAGCTTCTCTCTTGAAGTTTCTTCTAAGTAAGCTCTTAATCTATCTAATAGCAAGTTCTTTTCTGAGGTAGCTGCTGTGATTAGGTCGGCTGAATTTAGAGTAACTTCGGCTCCCGGGATCGGTAGTGTTCCATACTTTCCTCTAACGTATCCGAGCATCTCTTTTGCTAATGCTAAAGTATATTCAAAAATCCACTGTCTTCCAATAGAATTGATTTGAATGTATTTTGGGTTCGCATAAGGAACATTGGAAACGTTTGAAACTAATCCTGACGAATTTGCCATCACTGGATTGTTTCTTTCTGAGTTTTTAATATATTCGAAAAACATTCTACCTTCATCCACGGTTGGGATTGGGAAAAGCCTTAGTCTGTTATTTACTAATTCAAATGAGTATTGAGACTTTCTGATTTGATCGTTAAACTCAATAGCCTGTATCTTCTGAAGATCGTAATTGATTGGCATCAGAAGGAAGTTAATTGCCGGGGAGTAGTTACCCCATCCGAATGTATCTAAGAGGTTCATCATACCCGTTCCTGTTCCTGCATAAGGATCAAAGTAACGAACGATGGCCGGGGGTGATTCGTAGAATACCCTTTTAATCTCGATTGTGTCGCCGGCTGCTAATGATGCAGAAGCAGCAGCCCATGCATTCATGTCGTAATCCTGCTGGCTGGCTTTAGTGTAAAAAGAGCCTGTATGCCAGGAAACGGTTCCACCTACTCCTGCTTCTTCTCCGTATTGATTAGACATTCTAACAATAGCTCCGAAGTTTGGTTGAATAACTGCATTATTTAAGTTAGAACCGGTTGAAGCTCCCTCCATTGAAAGAAAATCTTGCCTTACTTTAAAAGCATAGATTTCATTTCCGTAGGTTGTTACTGCTTCTTCAAATGCTGTATAAAAGCTTCCGGGCTGTAATTCAACATCAACTAGTGGGAATCCTAATCTCCTTGCACAGAAATCCGATACTTTATCAGCATCTGTTTGAAACTGATAGTCATAGTCGTAAAAACCGAAAGGAGTATCTCCGGGGAAGAAAGATGAGGAACCGGGCCAGATTTGAGCGTTAGCCATATACTAATAAATAGTATAGACTTAAATGTAAGTAGCTACAAAGGTGAAATCGGTACTTGCGAGGGTGCTTTCAAAAGTAATAGTGGTTGGACTGCTTAAAGTTACGCTGACTGTTGATCCTGTTTGTGAGGTTGCAATACCTAAAAATAAGTTTTGATTTAATGTCTTACCTGTCAAATCAAGAGGATTTACACTAACTACGCTAGTGTATGGAGGAGTTACTCCAGTCTTACCTGCACCTGCGAATATTTTTAACAATCCAGCAACAGATCCCGCTGATCCGCTCGGAACGTAGTAACTTGATACTAGATCGGCAGCGGTTGCGGTAGCAGAAATACTTGCAGTAGCAGCATAAGATGCAGAGGTTGCTGTACCTGTAACGTTTCCTGTTACACTACCGGATAGTGAACCGGTGATTGATACAAACCTGCCAATAGACCCGGAAACTGTTAATCCTCCTAACCCGCCTAAAACGTTGGTTGATGGATTATAATATGGACCGTTTGTTCCATCAGTTGCTAATTGGTAGTAATCATTTAAAGCACCAACGCTATTCTTAAATACTAAGTTATAGTTTATATCTGTTGAAGCATTACTGGCAACATAAACAGCGCTTGATGAATTAGCATTTAATGCATTAGTTGCCCATGATGCTGTTGCATATAAAGGACCAATAATTCTATAAGAACCGGAAGTTACTAAGTCGTATGCTTGAGAACCTGACAATGCATCTACGAATTGATTTACGTGAACTGCTTGGATGGTTTGCCCGGTTTGGATTTGAGCTAAATAATTTACTGCGTTTGCCATTTACGTATAAATATTATAAATTAAACCTTCCTTTGGTTGCGTTGTAGTTTTGGAGTACTTCTTGTTGGGAGAGGGCACGGTTGTATATTTGAGTTGTAGCTATGTTTCCATTATAATACCTAGGTGTAAAGGAGGGATTATTTCCAATCCATAAACTTTGAGTACTAACATCAATTGAACCTGTTTTGGATACACTTTGTACTAAAATTCCATTTCTATAACCATTAATAA